GCACAACTGCCATATTTAAGTCTATAATTGTATCTGAGGACTCAGGTAATGCTGATACTATAACTGTTACTTTGACTAACGGTACTAGCGTGTTTAGTTTGTTTAAAACAAAGTCTATTAGCGCAAATGCTACAGCAGAGTTACTTACTGCACCTCTTGTTGTTACAGCAGGAGAAATAATAAAAGTAACTGCTGCTACTGCTAACAGGTTGCACGTTGTTGCTAGTGTATTGGAGTTAACGTAATGGCAAAACCAACAGCAGAAGAAACCCAAGCAGCTTTAGAGGCTTATCTAGCTTCTCTTGAGACAAGAGGTCCGACACCGTTAGAGATTGCACAGCAAGCATATGCAGCACGAATAGCAGAAGAACAGGCAGAGGCAGCGAGGATAGCAGAAGCACAAGCGGCAGCACAGGCAGCAGCACAGGCAGAGGCAGTTGCACAAGCAGAAGCAGCGGCACAGGCAGCAGCAGCTCAAGCAGCGGCACAGGCAGAAGCGGATGCAGCTCAAGCAGCGGCAGATGCAGCATTACAAACAGCAATAACAACAGGCAATATAGGATTATTTTCAGGTCCAAATATGGAAGGATCAGGAGGGTACTATGATGTAAAAGGCGCTCCTCCCGCAGATGAAGTAGCAGCAGCAGAGGCAGCATTGGAGGCAGCTCAAGCAGCTCAACAGGCGGCGACTCAAGCGGCTCAACAGGCGGCGGCAGCTCAACAAGAAGCAGAACAGCAAGCGGCGGCGGCAGCTCAAGCAGATGCAATAGCAAACCCACCATTTGATACTGACATTTACGAAAAAAGTGACGGGTATTATTACTACCAAGATGAAGACGGTAACGAGATTGACATAGGTACTCGATGAAGATAGAGCTGCGGGGATGTTGGATAAGTACGAAGAAGTTGTTAATGAAGATTTAACTCCTTTGACAGATACAAGCGCATATGTGGGTGAAGACGGTGAACCTAAAGAGGGTTATAGGTTTGGTGAAGATGGTACGGTGTTTCAAGATATTGGAGATACTTGGGCGCAGGTCTATGTAAACGAAGATGGAGAAGATGTAGCAAAAGATACGGGCAGAGAGAAATTTAAACACGCAGTAGATTGGGAAATAGGCGCAGAAGGCGAAAGAAACGAAGGTCTTGGCGGTGCTATAAACAAGGTTCTTGGTAGTAATATAGCAAAAGGGCTTCTTGCAGTTGCAACAGGTGGAGCCTCTATACCTTTTACAACTCTTGGGACAGCAGTTAAAACTGTAGCAGATGGCGGTAATCCTATCCTTGCATTTTTAAGCACGGGCGCAGGGATGCAGTTGGGGAATGACCTAATTAAAACATTGTCAGATGCAACAGGTGGTAATTTGTCATCTACCGCACAAGACGCAATTACAGGTGTTTTTGAAGGAAAGAATTTAGAGTCTATTGTGGCAGGGGCAGCGGGATTAGACGGTGTTTCTTCAGCTATTTCAGAACAATTAACAGATATAGTAAAACAAGTTGTTCCTGATCTTTCTAGTGAGTTAGCAGATGGCATTCAAAACACTCTTTCCACAGCATTAACACAAGTAACTTTAGGGTCTGACTTATCTACTGCTCTAGATAGCGCAATAGGAGGCGCTCTTATGGCAGAAGCAACTAAGCCTCCTAAAGATGAGATAGACGCGACTTCTATAGTAGATGCAGAAACTCTTGATGCTATGTCCGAAGCAGAAACGGGTGCAGAACCTGATTTAAGTGGTGATGCTTTTAGCGAAGGGCAGTCAGGGGTTGGTGCAGACACGTATACACCTGATTTTGAACCTGATATTGACACCACTCCTCTTTCTCAACCTACAGGAGATGATCCTATAGGAGATCCTCCAACAATAGCATCTGAAGATGATGCCCCTGTAATATCAGAGATTCCTACTGAATTAGGCGATCCTAGTGGTATTTCTCCAGAGTCGGGGTATACAGGAGCTATTTCTGAAGAAGACGTTATCGATGCTATTAACACAGCGGCAGCAACGTTTGAATCTGCGGGAGGAGATGGACCTAAACCGCCTATATCAGATGATGCGACATCTACTCTTGACCCGTTAACCGAAGGCGCATCGCAATCAGAGTTAGAAATTCTTAATGACCCTACTACTTTTACAGGTCCTGATACTCTTGGTCCTACAAATGAAGATTTTGAAACTCTTTTAGATTTAACTGATCCAGACTACGATCCTTTTGCTTCTTTTGAAGGCATAAAACCTTCAGATTTCTTAAAGAATATGGGTAGTAATTTTACAGAAGAAAAAATTGTAAACGGACTTTTAGGAGCAGCTAATTTAGCAGATCAAGGAGTTACGGCGCTTGTAAATTTTGGACTTGGATTGGAAGGCAAACCAGAAATTACTCCTCTTACAGTTGCGTCTGATATATATGGAGAATCTGCAAAAGAATTGACTGACTCAGCGTTAGCAAAAGGTTTAAAGAGTGGTTTTGTACAACTTGCAGACTCCTTTGCTGAAGAATTATTTGATTCTATGACTCCTGCAGCAAAAGAAGCTCTTCAAGGCGTTCAAGCTGCAGGAGATTTAGTTTGGAAAAGAATAGAAGGAGAAGATGGAAGTATTAGTTTTATACCTATTATGGAAAATGTTTCAGGGGGTACAAACCCTAACCTTGCGGGATTTGCGTTAAAAGCAACAGGAGATATAGCAGATATAGCTTCAGATGTAGCACTTGCATATTTAGGACCTATGGGGTGGGCAGCTTCGGCAGGGTTAAACACAGCAGAAGCAGCGGGAGCAGCCGCTAAAGAAATAGAAACAAGAATTTTATCAGAAGTTGAAAATAATCCTGATTTTGTAAAGAGTGAAGTTTTTCAAAAATACTTAACTGATGCAGGAGGAAATGCTGAACAAGCTACCTTTGCTATGATAATGGAAGCAAAAGGAACAGCACTGTTAGGCGCAGGGTTAACTGGTTCAGCCGCAGATTTAGCTACTACAGCAGCAATACTAATGCCTGTAACAAAACTAGGATCAGCGTTACTTACTAAAATTGTAGGGGGTTCTTCAGTACTTGCAAGCGAGTTTATATCTGGAGCAGGAGAACAAGCTTGGGTAAATCTTGGTTTGGATACCGCGGGATTAGAGACAGCGTTAGGGTCAGATGTTATAGGCGCAGGTATAGAAGAAATGATTGCAGTCGCACCTGCCGCGACTATTGCAGGGTCAGGGACTACTTCTAATCCTCCTTTTAATCCATTTGAAGGGTCTACTTATGATGAAGTGCCTATAACCACTACTACAGGTATGGCTACGCCAATTAATGTTGCTAATACAACATTTACTACTACAGGGGCTTTGCCAAGTAGTGAAATTGGGCAAATATTGTCAAATACAAACACTACGGCTGTAAATTCTGGGTTTACTAAATCAGAAGAAATAGAAATATCAAGAGAAGCTTTAGAAAACGCGGGTCTTGACTCTGCATTGGTAGACGATCTTTTACGAGAAGCAGGTATAATACAAACACCTCCTGATACTATATCTACAACACCTATTGTTGCAGAAGATACAACACCTGCAGATGATACGTCTTTAAGCGAAGGACAAGACGAGTTAGAGGTTATTCGGCAAGAAATACAAGACACAGGAGGAGCAAGTCCAGAGAGTGTTCAAACTTATGCAGACGCTTCAGGACAATCTATAGAAGAAGCAAGCGAAGTTGTATCAAATATTGTAAACGAAATAGAGATAGATAACGCCACAAATATAATTAACGATGAAGTAGCTAATACTGGCGGGCTATCTATAGAAACAGCACAAGATATAGAAACCACTACTAATTTAACAGGTTCTGAAATTGCAGAAATTGCAGAAGGCGAAGTTGAAGATACAACTGCAGAGGTAGAAGAGGGAGATACACCCGCTGCTGATGGTACAATACTTACAGAGCCAACAGATGTAGCTTCTCCAGTAGAAACGTCAGAAGATCCCACAGCAGAAGATGAAACAGGTATGGAAGATGATACAATACCTGTAGAAGATCAACCTGGATATGACCCAGGGCCAGTAGATGAAACAGGTATGGAAGAAGTTGTAGAAGAAGCTGTAGAAGATGATACAACTGATACCGACGATATAACACAATTAGCTGAAACTCTTGGAGTAGACTCAGAGACTGCCACGGACTTAGTATCTATAGTAGGAGCCGCTGATCCTAATGCAGAAGTAGAAACAGAAGCTGAGGTAGCGGTTGATCCAGAAGTAGATACTGCTGTTGATACTGACACTGCTGTTGATACTGATACTGCTGTTGACACTGACACTGCTGTTGATACTGATACTGCTGTTGACACTGCTATAGCCGCTGATGTTGAAGAAAACGTAGAGGAAGAGGAAGAAGAGGAAGAAGAGGAAGAGGAAAGTCCTACGCAGACAGCTATGGATACTACANTANNNANNCCNTTTATAGCAGATATTGACTATTTGTATGATTTCGACAGTATCTTTGCTACCCCAGAGCAAGAAAAAAAGTTTGTTAGTCCCTATTCAGACTATACAGATGTAGATAATTTTAGTACTATGTTTGCAGAAAACAAACCAATGAACTCTGACGAACGGACAAATGAATTGATAAGATTACTTGGAGGTAAGGCGTAATGGCAAGTTGGTTAGATACAGCGTTAAAGTATTTACAAGATAATAAATCAGAAGTTGGCTTGTTAACAGGCATTGCGGGTATGACAGGGCTGCTTGATAATTTTACAGGCGCTAAAAATACAGGCCCAAGAGGATACCAAGGAAGCATACCAAACTACACCGCTACACGTTCTAGAGTTCCAAGTACATATGACCCTACTCGTCGCCCAGGAAGTGGTGGGCAACGTTATTTTACAGATACACAGTTTGTTCCTAAAGTAGAGGGTGAAGCTCCTGCAACCCCCATGTCTGCAGAAGGTCTTGCGGCTTTAAACTTAGCCAATTCTGCACGTCGAACAATACCTCAAACACCTACACAAAAAATGGCTTCTGCTTCTGCAGCCGCACCTGCACCTGCTTCTGGGGTAGCTACTTTAAACCCTGTGCCGACATATACAATGGGAAGCGAGTTTCCTGCTCCTGTAGAAGAAACTCAAACTATGTCAGGAGGTGGGTTAGCAGGATTTAGTAATGGTAGAGAAGTTTCAATTAATTTAGATGATTTAGATACCACTGCTGCAGGGGCGAGACAGATGGGTACAGCTCAAGATTATACTAAATATCAAGAATTGATAGAGAGAAAACAAGATGCTTATTTTAATAAACCTGACGAGGAAAGGTCTATTAAAGAGTTACAAGAAATTCTTACCATGAAGAATATGTTAAAATCAGGTTTTTATGGAGCTATGGGAAATAGGTTTGGTGACGAAGACAAATTTTATAAAGGAATGGAAGAACAAGCAGATACGCAAGCGCAATATTTTAGGGGTATGGCAGCGGGTGGGTTAGCAGGGCTTGCAAAAGGGCGATACTTGAGGTCGTCTAGCGACGGTATGGCAGATACAATACCTGCAACAATAGACAAAACACAACCTGCTGCTTTAAGTGGTGGAGAATATGTAATTCCTGCAGATGTTGTAAGTCATCTGGGTAACGGCAATTCAGATGCAGGTGCTAAAGTATTAGATAAGATGATGGAACGCATACGCAAAACACGTACTGGAAACGGTAAACAAGGTAAAGAAATAGACCCTAACAAGTTACTACCCGCATAGGAGGTAAATATGGCTGAAGAAGACACAAACCCAATAGCGGATTTTACTGGGATTGATGATCCTACTGTAGGAAATAAAACAGGAGTTGAGTCCTCGCTGTCCCCTTATGCGGGTCCTTATGTTACGGATATGTTGGGGAGAGGTGCAGCACTTGCTAACTCTCCTTATGAAGCGTATATGGGACCTTTGACAGCGGGAGAATCTGATTTACAAACAACAGCTTTTGGTGGGCTTGCAGGGCTAAGTATACCTACTGAAGATATGGGTGCATTTACCCCTCAAGGTTTTGATGCTGCATCAGCACAAGGTCTTATGAACCCATACCTAATGACGGCATTGCAGCCGCAGATAGATGAAGCAAGACGACAATCTGAAGTAGATAGAGTTGCCAATGCGAGTCGGTTGACTCAAGCAGGAGCTTACGGTGGTGGGCGACAAGCAATAATGGATTCAGAAAACCAAAGAAATTTACTACAAAACTTAGCAGGTATTACAGGGACAGGTTATAGAGATGCTTATGACGCAGCGATGATGCAATTTAATAAAGAACAAGATAGAGGCATGGCTGCTCAAAGAGACACTAATAGATTTGGTCTTGATGCTTTATCGCAACAAGCTAATTTAGGAGCAACTCAAAGAGGTATAGAATCTGAAGGTATTACTGCTGACAAGTTACAGTTTGAGGAAGAACGTGATTATCCGTACAAGCAAGTACAATACCAACAGTCGTTGCTACAAGGATTACCGATAGCTACAGAAAGTTATAGTTACTCACAACCTTCTTCTTTACAGAGTGGTGTAGCTTCGGGGTTAAGTGTTTTTGAATTATTAGATAGGTTGGGGTAAGGGGCATACAAAATGGCAGGAATAGCAGAAAATCTATCTAACCCCGTTACAGCTCAAAGGACTATGGGAGTTGATCTTAATAAAGAAGTTTCAGATAGAGTAAAAACATATCGAAGTAACCCTAAAAAGTTGCAAGAACGGTATCAAATGTCTCAAGAGTTGTTGGATCTTCTAGCACTGCAACAAATAAAATCTGAACAATCTGCTATTGCAAACGACATGAAGTTAAAACAGGCTGCAATGGACCCTGAAGCTAACATGACAACCAAAGAGAAGTTAGCACAAAATGTTGTTGGAACAAAAACTCAAGAAATGGCAAGCCAGATTGGCGGTGCGTATGCTAACATGAACAGTAAAAGAAAAGCAGCAATGAACAAGTTTGCGACCAACGCTGCGAAACGCCCTGCAGGTATTGCTGCAGCTATGCCTAAACCTGTAAACAAAAATCAAGGTCTTGGAACTTTACAAGGGACTACACTAGCCGCTAAATCAGGCGGTATCATGCCTAAGTTTGCAGGGACAGATGACTCATTTGTAGCACCCGTAATATCACCCGTAACAAAATTAGACACAAATGTATCATTTGATGATATAATAGCTCCTACTTCTAATAAAGTTGATTCTTCTGCTATTAGAACAGAGCTTGAAAAGTTAATAAAACAAGGGTCGTTAGATAAGGCTCAAGCCTTTTATAATAAATTTGGTCCTCTGCTTGGTATGTCGAACGACGAGAAAAAACGAATGTTGCAAAGACGTACAGCTATAGAAGGTGATTTATCCGACTACCAAGCGGGTACTGCTAGCATGTTTTCTCCTGAAGCTANAAAAGAAAAAGAAAGAAACGCTATATTACGAGGTATAGCTCAAGGTGGTATATACGGAGGGCTACCTGCACTTACTANACAAGAACGTGCTACCCAAGCATCAAAAGCGAACCGAGAAGGAATTACGCGGGGGNTAAAACAAAATTTATTTAANTTAGATGAANNAGCTGTTGAAAGAAACGTAGCAGATAGGCGGCTTCTGGTAGGGCTAACAGCAGATCAAGTTACTCAAGCAGAAAAGAATCAGTTGACTGCTATAGCGCAAAATATAGGATTAGATACAGCACAACAAGCAGCACTGAGTAAAGACGCTAGTTTACTAATGCAGGCAAATATAGCTAATTTAGATGCTGAAATGAAAGCAACTACACAACAACATCTGTTAAGAATTAGAAATGTTGATAGTGAAATAAAAGTTGCCGTGGCAAATCAATCTGCAACACTTACTATGGAACAACTTAAGTTAGATAATAATATAAAAAATCTGCAACTAGATATAGAAGAAAAACGAAATGAAGAAACAGCTATTGCTCAATTAAATGATATTGCAGGCAAAATGGATCAGTATTCTACAGCCGCAATAAAAAGTTTAACAGCCATATATGATATAGAGCTAGCAAACTTACGAATTAGACGTGGTAATGCAGACGACAAAGATGCCGTAACTGATTTAATGACTCAAAGAGAACTTCAGTATAAAGAAGATGTAGCAACTATGCTAGATGAATATAATAATAGAAAGAATGCAATACTTACAAGATTAGGTGATTTAGGTAATATCTAACATGCAAACGTATTCAGCTACCATTGAAGGTAAAACTTACACTGTGCGTGGCGATGCAGGTAAAACCCAAGAAGAGGTTGAAGCTGCTATACGCGCAAGACTTTCTGATCCTAGTTTAATTAATCGTTCTCCTGTTAGAACTACACAAGTTGACACTACTACTTCCACTAGCTCAGTACCAACGCTAGAAGAAATTGCTAGATTACGAGAAGAAAGAACTAAAGAGTATAACCCTGAAGGCACTCTTATAGGAAGCGCGCTTCAAAGAGGTGCGGGGCAATTTGTAACAGGTTATGGTTCAGGTATAGAAGGAGGATTAGGACTAGAAGATACGTCTGATATTGGGTATGGAATAACAGAACGTGCAGGTCCTGTAAGACAAGAAGAATTTTTTGGTACAGGTATTGGGGATAAAGCTCTCTATGTAGCGGAGAGAGCCGCTGAGTCTGCTCCAATTATGGCTCCTGGGATATTAGCAGGCGGTATTGCAGGGGCGGCTGTGGGTACAGGATTCTTTGGCGTTGGTTCTATTCCTGGGTTTTTAATAGGCGCAGGGGCGGCTGCTTTAACACAAGTTCCTCTTTTTTATGGGTTTAGCCGTGAGCGAATGAAAGAAGAGATTGCTGCGGGGAGAAGAACTGAAATAGATGAGAGCGCGGCGTTTCTTTATGCTATACCACAAGCGGCTTTAGAAGGTATAGCTGATAGGTTATTACTCGGTGTAGGTATAACGCCTAAAGTTTTAGCTCAAGGCGGTCTCTTTACTAGGGCAGCAAANGGCGTAGGGACGGGGTTTGTTATAGAAAGTGCAACAGAAATTGGGCAACAAATATTAGAACGTAAAGCAGTAGGGCTTGATTTATTTAGTGACGAAGCCATAGCAGAATATAAAAAAGCAGGGCTTGATGGCGGTCTAGTTGGTGGGTCTATAAGAGGCACTGCCAATATATTTCAAAGAGACACGACAGATTTAATAACAGATATAGACACGTTGGCTGATGCTGATGCAGAAACTACTGCACTAGAAAAAAACAAAGAATTAAAAAAACTAGAAAGGCAAAAAAGAAAAGCTGACAAAGAATTAGCTGATGAGTTACAAAAATTTACGGGTGTTGTTACTCCTGAAACAGAATCAATAGATGCAACTCAAGAAAGAGTAAGAGACAGAGACGAAGCTGCTATTGATAAGATATTTTTTCCAGAAGAAGGGCGCACTGCCCCTGAAATAGGAGACGTTGATGGAACTAAAGAAGGAACAAGTGGAGTTGGCGTTTCAGATGATCCGAAGAGTGCTATCGTCAAGAAGACCGCCACAGGACCTGTTAGTGCCGAAGGAACTGGAACATCTGGAACCGCAGGAGTGGCAGCAGATCAGCCAGATGTTAGAAGAGTTGATGATAGAAAAGTCGGAGACGACAGTGCATTAAAACCATCTCCGATACCCCGAAGCGAATTAACTAGAAAACAAAAACAAATAGTTGATGCAGCCCCCGAAGACAAAAAAGATGCTGTACTATCTTTTATAGCAAAAACTAACCAAGGTATAGACGTAAAAGATATAGACGGTGCAGAGGGGGTCGCTTATTTAGACGCTGTTAAAAAAACAGGTGTTGAGCCTACATTAACAATGACTTCTGAAACAAAAGAAGCGTTTGCTAAAGAGCAAACAAAAGTTAAAGAACCAGAAGTTACCAAGCCTGGGCTAACAGTTAAGAAAGGTATTACACCAAAACAAGTTAAGGTAGAAAAACTTCCTGATCGCACAGTACCACGTTTACGTCCTGAAGCATTTCCACTCCCCGTACAACCTAAACCAAAGCCTAACGTATATACTCAAGCTGATATAGATAAAGCTCAAAAAGATATAGCTAAAGAAGTGTCTAATTATCCCATTACCCTTGAACAAATAAAAAATACAAAAGATGATATAGAACGAGCTAAATTATCAGGTAAACGTACAAAAGATATAACCGCTATAATAAATAAATTTGGAAACCCAATAGGTAAACTTGGAGAACCAAAAGATACAAAATCTCTTAAAGCTCTTCTTAAAGAAACACAAGTAGTACCTGCAGTCGTAAAAGGTAAGAAAAAAATAATTACAAAAGGAGAACCTGTTGCGTTAGCAGAAAGTGTTCAAGAAGTCGATGCCCGTACAGAGACAACTAGAAAATTAAAAGGTGATGACGACACTGCTAAGATATCAAGTAAAATTATAAGTGCGGTAGAGGGCGTTGAAGTGGGTGCTATAGATGCACGTATTAAAGAAAGAAACACAAGACAAAAAGCAGATAGCATTATTGCTCGTACAGCGCAATTCTTCAATACTCCTGAAACAACTCCTAGAATAAAAACATTAAAAGATTTTACCCGTAAGTATGGGGACGACATGGAGGGTTTAGGTACTCCTGCACAAAAGTCTAGACTCATACAGAATAAAATAAATAAGCTTGATAAAGATATAGAAACTCAAACAAAGGAGATGGCTGAAAACAAAGAGTTAACAGATGAAGACCGCACACGTATGAAGGTTTTAAAAGCCACTCGTAATGAAAATAAGAAACAACTACAGTTTGAAAAGAAAGAAGCTGAAACACTAGAAGCTGACCCGTTAACTGCAAAAGACGTAGATAAAGTTACTCAGCTTATAGGAAAAAAATTACCTGAACGTGTCCCATCAAAAGATCCAGATAAAAAGTCTGATGTAAACTACGATAAAAAAGTACAAGAGTTTTTTAGCAGAACTCCTTCTGTGTTAGAAAGATTACTATCTGCTGCGCAAGATATAGCTCTTAGCCCCCCAACAATAAACACCACTAAGAATGGCGTACCACTTTACGGTGATCTTGAGCTTGAGATATATAAAGGCACGGGGTCTAACTTAGGAAAACAGGTACAAGAGTGGGTTAACAAGAATCTTAGTAAGGAAGTACAGACTTGGTTTGAAGGTGCAGTACAGTCTGCTAAAGCAGGCAATAGAATAATTACAAGAGGTGTAATAAAAAGAGATAAAGCAGATATAGAAGCCGCAGATTTAGCAGAACAAATAGCTACAGAATATGATGATGCAGCGATAGAAGCAGCGCGGAAACAAGAACTAAACTTACCAATAGACGAGGTAACTGGTGTCGATATACCGCTACACAACATGGTGTTAAGAGCTTTATCTTCAGGTAATTTAAAGAATACACTACTCGCTATAGGAGCAACTAATAAAAATAAAAAAGTATCTAATATAGCAGAGCGTATGGCAGAGATTGTTGGTACTACTAAACTTAAAGTTGTAGAGGGTTTAAAATCAGCAGGTTCGTTTGACCCTAAAACAAATACTATAAAATTAAACGCAAACTATGGACTTAATAACCATACCATACTCCACGAGATGACCCATGCTATTGTGTCAACTTTGTTAGCAAACAAGTCTCACCCTGTAACTAAACGTCTTAACACGTTGTATAACGAAATGAAGAGTGAATTAGAAAGTGAGTATGGTGTTACTTCATTAGATGAGTTTGTAGCTGAAGCTTTTAGCAATGTACAATTTCAACAAAGTTTAGCGCAGTATGTTCCTAAAGCTTCACCCTATTCATTGTGGCAACAGTTTAAACGAACTATACAAAACTTCTTCCTACCTGCGGATCAGAAAATACCGTTTGATGTGTATACTGAAGTAGATAGACTTACAAACAGTTTGATGGCTCCTGCTCCAAGATACAGAAACGCGGGCGAAATGTATATGGCGTTACCTAAGAAAACCAAAAGAGTTTTTGACGACGCTGTAGATAAAAATATAAAGAACAGTAAAAAAGTAACTACAGAAGCCGACGAGCGCACTGCTATTGGTAGAAATGTAGACAAGGTAATAGATGGAATTAGCATAAGAACACCCAAATCAATTAGAGGCGGTATGTTGGGAGTACTTACTTTAAAAATGGTTAGTGAGTCTAGGCTTGCAAAAAAACATTTACCTTCAATGCAAAAATTGTACACCACTGCAGTAAAACAAGCAGGAGAACTTGATAGGTTAAATCGTATTGTCGATAACACTTCAAAAAGAATAACTAAGTTTGGAAAAGGCAACCCCAAATTATTTACTACTCTTACAGACTTACAAAACATAGCAACTTTAAATGGAGTTAATTTTGCTAGACCTGAATCTACTTATAAAAACAACCCTAAAAAATTAGCCTTATATAAAAAATACATTAACAAGTTTAATTCCTTGGGGGGTGAAGGTAAAAAAATATACAACATCATGCTTCAAATGGAGAAACAAAGTTTTGACCGTATAAGAGAATTGTTTTTAACAAAAATAGAAGCTGCAGGGGGTAAGAAAGTAAGTAAACAATTAAACGAGTTGTATACAAAATTAATTGCAGATTTTAAAGAAATAGAACCATACTTTTCTTTAAGGCGTTCAGGAGAGTTTTGGATTGAATATAATGCAAGTGACCCTCTATCTAAAAATAAAAATGAACGTTTTTCACAAGCTTTTGATACGTCTGCCGAAAGAAACAAAGCAGTAAAACTTCTTAGAAAAAACAAAAATAAAGTTGGGTTGCAAGGTGAGGTAAAAATTCTTAATAGATCTGCGTATTTAGAGGGTAGAAGTGGACAAGTTTCTGGTAAATTTACAAATGAAATTTTACAAATTATAAGCGAGGCTTTTCCTAATCCTTCAAAGGCAGACAACAAAGTTGTAGAAGAACTTAAAAATGATGTGGTAGAGTTGTTTTTAGACAGACTGCCAGAACAATCTGCATTAAAATCTCTTAAAGGTAGAAAAGGGGTTCGTGGTTTTATTGGAGATGTAACTCCGCTATCTGTGCTGCAAGAAAAGTCTTTAGATAAAAATCAAACCCTAGATGATTACACTTATGCTCCTAATGATACCTTTCATGCGGAGGTTTTAAATTCTTTTATAAACAAACACTTTAATTCAAATCGTCAATACACACAGTTAAAGTACAACAATGAACTTACAAATATAGACCAAAAAATAAATAAAGAATTTAAAACGGCAACTGCTGAAGGTAATTTAGAAGAAGCTGATTCTAATCGTCTTGCAGCGCTAAAAGAAGAGGCAGATGATAGGTCTTCTTTTATAAGAAATCCAAATATACGCCCTTATTCAAAAGCTTTTACAAGTTTTGGTTTTGCTTGGACATTAGGAGCTAACATATCATCAGCAACTATCAACTCAACAAACATACCAATAGTTGTTTATCCTACGCTATCTTCAGAATATGGTGCAGACACATCTATGTATGCTTTAGGACGCGCAGCAAAAACATTAACAGGAACTATTGGGACAAAGCTTGAGGAAAGTATAGATGAGAATGGTAATATTATTAAAACAAAAGCCTACGCACTTCCTGGGTTAGATAATATTGATTTTGATAATCCTAAAAATAAAGACATTAAATACCTAGAAAAGGCTGTAGGATTATGGCAACGATACGGAGCTATGAATCAAACTATAACAAGTTCTGATTTAGATTTTAGTAGCTCAAGAGCTACCTTAACACGAGCTTCAAGTCTTATTGATACAGCTAATAAAATAAGTGGTTTTGTTTTTCATCAAACAGAACGAGGAAATAGACATGTAACTTTGCAGGCAACTTTTGAATTAGATTTAGCTAAAAAATTAAACATAAAGATTCAAGATTTACCTGCGGCTTTTGAAAAAAATAAAATAAGCCCTGCTATGATTAAAAAGTCTGCAAAAGTTGCATTCGATATGGTCGAACGAACTAACGGGGGTAATTTGACAACAACTGCTCCAAGGTTTGCGCAAAGTGACATAGGTAAAATTGTGTTTTTATTTAAACGCTTTGGTATAACAATGACGCATTTAATTTATGAAGGATTTCGTAAATCTTTTAGAGGCACTAAAGAAGAAAGAAAAACTGCTATAAAACAAATGATGGGTATTTATGGAGCTTCAGCATTATTTTCTGGGGTGCAGGGAGTCCCACTATTTAGCGCTTATGCGTATATAGCTAATATGTTTAAAGAAGATGACGAAGAAGATTTTGAAACTGCTACTCGTATATATTTAGGCGAACTAGGATACATAGGAATAGGGTCGCTTATTAATATAGATGTATCAACAAGAATATCTTTAAACAATTTAATATATAGACGACCAATGTTTGACCAAGGGTATCCTATTTACATAGATGCAGCCGTAGCTCTTGCAGGTCCTGTTTTAGGCGTAACAGATAGCATTGTCCGTGGAGCAGTTGATTTTGCAAACGGAGAATATTATAGAGGTGTAGAGGCAATGTCACCTGCTGCTGTCCGAAGTATTTTAAAGGCGATTCGTTTTTCTGAAAAAGGAGAGGGAGGAGCGTTAACTAGAACAGGTAATCCTATACACGACGACTTTAGTACCTACTCTTTAATTATGTTAGGTATGGGTTTTAATCAAGCTGATTACTCTAAACAAACTCAAATAAATCAAAAAATTATGAAGATAAACAAAGATAATGCAAAGGAACGAACACGGCTAACTTCACAATATACTACTGCACAAAAGCTAGAAGATAAAAGTAGAGAAGCCTCTTTAGCTAAACAGATAGATAAATTTAATAAAACTATTGGAGTTAAATATCCTGACATGTTTATAGGTGGAGAAACTCTTATAAAATCTCGTGAAGCAATGCGTAAAAAAGAAGCTAGCTTATATCATGGAGTACCTCTTGATTCTAGAATGGACAAAGGGTTAAGAAACTTAGCCGAAAGCTTTGGAGGTTCGCCAAGCCTAGTTGATTAAAAAAAGACCGCCCGAAGGCGGTCTAGTATGGGAGGGAGAGTGACAGAAATACATCTGTCTTGTCACCCATATCACACAATTCTCCACATGCGAACCCCTAATTTTTTATTTTCTGTACGGACTTCTATTTCTACCTGCCAACCTTTGTCCTCTGCTATCTTTACCAAGTTATGTACTGCCGCCTGGGTGTTGATACATAAGATGAACACAGAAGAACCTGTTACCATGTGTTCCCAGTTTACTACGACCCGTACCCCATCAGGGCAAAGATCATGTATCTTCAGTATGCCTTGTCTTATTTTCATTTTCTATAGAACAATCTACTACTAATACATCCGTTGCAGGTAAAGCCATTTTTGTGCCTTTACTCAACCTTACTTTTGCGCTTTTAGCACCTAATTTTGTTTTAAGGTCGTCCACAAACGAACTATAATTTATCTGTTGTTCACCGCACCAAGTCTTTAACGGTTTAGGAATAAGGTACGCACGTTTTAAATCCGTCTCGTATCGCGCAACAAACCTAACTCTTGCGCGTTCTTCGGGTATAATAAGTTCTGAAACCGCGTCATCAACTTTACCATCTTGCTTACGCAAATCATCCGTGCTTTTTATCCATAACACATTACTCCAATGTTCATGTATGTAGTTGTTAAGAGTTTCTTCTACAGATATGCTCATATCTTCAACTTGGTTTTTGTTAGTTTTTAATAAATCTACTGCCCACGCAAATACTTTTTTTGTATCGTAATTAATAAGGTTTAACCTATTTGCTAATAATATTCCTGTTATCGTACAAGAGACAAGTATAGACCAAAACCTATTTTCAGCTTTTAACCCTGCGGCTTTATCAACTTTTGTCTGAACCTCAATAAGAAGTTTTTTAACCTCGTCTAAATTATTCATAACATATTGTATATATACTTTACCTGCATGACCGTAGTTATTATCTATGGCGGCTAAAAGTTCATCAGTTTCTTTTTTAGTATCAAAAACTTTCCCTGCTACTTTACATTCTAATATTCTTTGTGCTTCGGCTTTAGGTATTGCTTTATACAAACTTATTTTTTCTATCATGCTTACGTTAGCCGATGTAACACAAATTAATTTCCAAGGTTTACCCCTAGCCCGTTCTACATTACTATTTGCTGACATACGCCCACGTTGTTTACCACCTGTAATTTGGTAGGCTAAAATAGACATTTCTTTACCTGACATATTTGTAATTTCATCAAGCATAAGAGGGAGGCTGTGGTATAATTCACCCCTGTTCATACTGAAAGCTGCCGTATCTCGTTCTTCTAAAAGTAGTTGTGATGGGTTTCCCCATATAGATAAGCCTGCTTTCATAGCAGTTGTTTTACCTACACCTGTAAGCCCATTTAAATGTAACCCTGCGCAGTTTATGGGAGCTAACGCCATAAGTGGAGAACCAAAAGACGTACCAATTATAAATTGATGGAGTTCAAAGTTGTCACGATTATAAAAATTTACCGTACTCTTCCAATCCTCTAATGTGCCTTTAGGTTTAAACGTAGGAAACAACGGTAATGTTGGTGTAGAAGGGGGGTTAAATTTTATAGTATCTTTTCGCACCTCTTCATTACCAAGAACAAACCCATCAAATTCATCATCTGCCCAACCAAACTGCCTCCGTGCTTCATCAGCTTCGCTTTGCATCTGTAGTTCATTTACCCACGTCGTTGTGTATTGCATAAGTTCATCCATCCTTGTTACTGCTATGCCCTGCATAGATAGTTGTTTTCTTAGTTCTTCTTTTGATGTTACAGAAGTTAATGGCACTGTAAACTCCCTTACCCCATCTCTTGGCAAGTGAAGTTTCATTACAATAGCTTCTCCAATCTCCACATCACGTATACGGTTAACAACATATAAGTCGTTATGGTATATCTGTTTATCCTCTGGATCTCCATCTGCGTTAGTGAATCTTACATACACCCCACCGTTTGCACCTCTGAAGTAAGGCTCTGGGTATTTAGGTATTTCTGAATCAATAGGAGCTTTCTTTATCTCCTTACCTAAAAATAACGGACGATCTATTTTATTAAAATTGTGACAACCTTCACAAACCCCAGGGTTAAGTTCATCAAATGTTGTGCATTTGTAGTCCCCTTCTATACCGTCTGCTTTCCGTTGCGTTGCTTCTTCCGAATATCCTTCGTGTCCTTCAGATATAACTCTTATAGCTTTAACGGAGTCCTTACATTCGTTTGCTACGGATATACCCCCCCTCCATAAGGGTTCACTAATACTCTTCCTATTTTGTATTATGTATTTAATCTGGTCGCATCCTGTACCCTTGAGACTTTTAGTTAATATGGTTTTAAAACTATACTGAGAATTTTCTCTCCGATGTTCTTTTAACGCACTTTTTAGAGAGTCAACTTTTACAGGAACTGGTATATTGTCACCCCCAAGTAATCTCGTAAAACTCTCAAAGTTCACAAGCCTGGGTTCTTCGATGCCAAGGAACTTAACTTGTTTAGGTGTGTCACCCTTATGATTGTGGGTCCCTGGCACACGTAATACTCTAGCCGTGTCAGCCGTAACCGCAGGGTCAGCTCTCAATCCATGCTCTACGCACATCTTCTTGAGTTGCAGTGCTATAGGAGTCCACTCGTCAGGATGTACGGTATCTTCTAATATCCAATAGACATGTACCCCATACCCAGAACTCACCATAACAGGTTTAGGTAAGGATAACGTCTTCACGAATGCGCGCAGAGCGTTGATTGCTTCTGTTTGATTTGGGTAGTCTTTACCCTCTCCACAATCTAAGTCTAAAAAGAATGACTTAAGATGTTTTACGTTCTCCCCTTTACGACTGTTGCCATCTTTAAACGTGGCTAGTCCGTAAAAGGTATTAAGTTTTTGTGTATCTAGGTTGTTTGCGGCATGTATAACTGCATCAATAGAGTCATAAAATTTTTGTATTCTTCGTTCATCATTAAAAGCTAGAACGCTGTAGTATCCGTCACTCCCTAGTACATTTTCTAAAAATGTTTTTGTTTTCATAATTTCCACCCACCATGAGTGCCAAAGACACCACGACAGAATACGGCACATTATTCGTTCGGTAAATACCTAGTCGTGGTGGAGTGCTAATGATTAGTCCCAATCATCAATTATTGCACTCAAGTCATCGTCATTAGAAGTAGGGGGTGGGGCCGACTTCTTACTAATAACTTTCTTTGGTTCTTCGATTTCCTCTACTTCTTCTACAGAGGCAGGGGCTGTTTCTTGTTTAAAAGGATTTGTATCCCCTTCTATGGTAAAACCATCAACAGTATCAAAAGGATTTCTGTCTTCCATAGGCACGTACTTAACAACCTGTACAGCTTTCAAACGCAAGTTAACATTCTGCTTACCACCAAAGTCGTAAGGGTTAAATGTTACAGCGATATTTACGGTGCTACCTGTTGTGAGTAAGAAGTCATCTGGTAACTTCGTACCCTGTGCGTCTACCTGTAGGGGTTTTGTTGTTTTATTATTACTGTATGCCCCTTTCAAGTTAGCCTTGTGGGTAAACATACCTTCGTCGTCTTTAATAAATGGGCGCTCTAACTTCTCTGCCCACTTTTCTTTCTTGTTTGCTTTGTAAGACTTAGCCATCTCCATGTACAAAGACTTTGCAGTAGCGTCATCCATACGAAATTGCACAGAGTATTCTGCTCCATCATCTAATGCACCGCAGGGCATAGACTTGTTTACCTTACTATCAAAATGATAGGTGGTGTTAATCTTGGGCCAAAGAGCCTCTACATTTTTTATTATATACGTTTCCATATTCGCTTCTCCACTTCCTATTTATATATCTTCGTCTAGTGACTCTAGACTGTTATGGTTTATATCATCCTCATCGTCTTTAGGATAATCTCTAGTCTTTACTTCACTCTGAAGCAGTTGTTCAGTTTCAGAGGTTAGTGCGTCAGCTACATCTCCAACACGAAACCTATAAGTATTACCTATTTTTACATAGGTGCTTTTAGGAATATGCTTTTGACGTACCCAAGCGCGTACAGTCGATATAGATACACTAAAGTGTTTAGCTACATCTTCTATTGGTACAAAAGGTTCGTTCATTTTTTCCTCACAGAAATTACTAGCTCCGTCTCAGTATTCAAGGCATCGGGAACTAAGGTTGGGTTTTCTTCTAGGAACTCTTTTATGTTGGTTTGATTAAGACGTTTGTCGAGAAGCTCTGGAACGTTATGTTCTTTTATAAAAGCATGCATAGCATCCCAATCACCTGTCCAGTACTTCGTCTTCTTAGACGTAAAAAATAGTCCCTCGGAAGTTCTTACGCTTAACGTGTTGTGTCGTTCACAATGGTCAAGCATTGCCTGTTTCAGACGGTCAAGTTGCCTCGAAAGATCGCCGTCTGCTTCTTTAAACTGCGCCGATAGCGCAGATCGTTCTGCTCTTATCTTGATGTAAGCCTTTGTCAGCTTATCTGGTGTTATATTTTCTTCGCTCATTACTCTCTCCTCTAACTATCAGAATATAACATATAGTTACTAATAATACGTTAGTCAAGTATTTCTTTGTATAAATCTGTAAGTTTTGCGTGAACGTTTATTCTTTTATCTAATAACTTGTAAACGTGTCTTTCAGCGGCAGATCCTTGCAGTTGTACCACAGTAGATTTGTGTTTCTGCCCTGATCTGTGTACTCTAGCGTTGGCTTGGTCGTATGTTTCTAACGAACTTGTAGGACCCCACCATACGACTGTGTTGGCTGCTGTTAACGTAACACCATGTGCTGC